GGCAATCGGCACAATTTGAATCACAGGAGGCACGACAGGCTGATTGACAACCGGCGCAAAAACAGGCGTGCTGGTTGTGACCGGGTTGGCCTGCGTGCTGTAGCTGCCAGAGCCAAGTGCGCCTGTGCCGGAGAGCGTGTCACCCACTGTTGAGCTGGTTGAGTTATGACTGTCGTTTGTCACCGTGCTGACGTTGGCCTGGGGCAGTGTGGGTGTCACGACTGTTGGCGCTTGAATCTTGCCAGCGATACCGACAAATGCGCCTGTCGTAGCGGAGCTAGTCAACATCGCGTTGTTGCTGCTGTTGATGGCCACGTCCGCAGACTTACCGATGGCATAGGCTTGCGTCAAAGTAGGCACAAGGATGCTCGCCCATTGCAATGCGTCTGAGCGCTGCGGTGCGGCTACCTGCTGTGGGCCTTGTTGCGCTGCGCCGCCGATGGCAATAGCCATGACCGCGGCCACGCTGCTTGCTGAATCACCCTTAGATGCAATTGAGGCCAGAGCGCTATAACGGGCAGCGTCAGAGGTGGCGCGAGCCGTGGCGATGTCGCTTTGGGCTTTTGCATACTGGGTGTAGTCGGTGCTGGCGCAAGCGGTCAGAGCGAGGATGGGGATGAGTGCGAGATATTTCATGAGAGTCCTTTCAGTTGATAACCCAGATAGCGGCTTAAGGCTTTTCTTTTGGTGCGACAGCAACCGTAGCTGCAATCTCTGCGCCCAAAGATGCGGTGACCATGTTGAGGTAGGACTCTGCACGCTGTTCGTTGCCTGCGTACTCTGAGTCTTTCGAATAGGCTCTGTACATGGTCAGGTTCAGCACATCATCGGCATAAATATCAGGCAGGGATAGGTTGCCCACCACCGCTGTATAGAGCGCGCCATCTGCAGGCTCTGTGATGTCCGTTGGGTAGGCTGAATACATCACTTCAAGCTGCGCCAAAGCGGTGGCTGGTGGGTAGACATAGAAGGTCTTTGGGTCACGGGTATCGAACATGTAGTGAAGGATGTTCACCGAGCCCGTCAAGTTGTGCCAACCCGGGGTTTGCGCATCCAGGATTTGGCGCGGAACCAGGCGTACAGCACCCTTGTTTGACGTTGCCGCCATATTTCGGGTGATCTCGATCAGCTTGGCTGGCGGAGGTGTGAGGCTGGCGTTATCCAGGTCTTGCCTAGACCCTGCTGCCAATGTCATCGTGGCCGTCGTATTCATGGCATCAGGGCGCACCTTGACGATGGCACGCTGCGCATCGTTGAGCCATCGGACAAGTTCATTGGCAGGCCAGCGAATCGATGTCTGGTCTTGCAACAAATCGGTTGCGCGATGGATGACGGATTGGGCGGTGATGGTCATGAGGTCTCCAGAAATGCAAAAACCCGCCGAAGCGGGTTGGGTGGGGTATTCATTAGTTAGAAACCGAAGATGCGAGGCTGTACCGTCAATCGACCTGGCGCCCGGTCATGCATCTCTTCAATGCGCGCATCGATGATGGAAGCATCAAAACTCTGCCGGTAGTAAGCGCCCAGTGCTGGGTTACTCCACGGCACGCCAGGCATCATCAGCAGACGAGCCTTGGCCCCGCTGGCAATGGCATCCATGTAGTTTTGCCCCAGAAAATCAGGTAGCGTGGTCGCTGTTGGTAACGGGAAATAACAAGCCCGTATCGACAATGTGGCGCCATTCGCCAACATGGGAATTGGGAACACGCTCAATATAGACCGATCCCTCGCCATGTTGTAAAACGTCGGCACGCTCGACTGCTCGCTTGGGATGATCAACTGGGAGACGCGCGCCTCTAGCCGACGGTTGCCCACCCAGACATCCCTAACCGTTAGTAAGTTGGCGCCTGTTGGCACATCCATGTCGTAATCAGATACCCCATCAACCAGGGGTATTGGGTCCTGAAACTCAGTCCAGGCCATCGACTCACGGCACAACTCGGCCGCAGCCATCAAAATAGCCTGGTTCAGCAACGGGTCAGGGCAGCCAATCGCCTCGGTCAACACCAAGGGTTTGAAGGCATCGAGGTTCATGGCTTGTCCCGATTAAACCGGCGTTGCAGAGTAGGCAAACCGCGGGCGATTCGTTGGCACGCCCTGTGCGTTATAGGTGGTTGTCACTGCGTTTTTGAACACCTCTACCAACTCAATCGGCACATTCACCGGCATGTCGCGTTTGATTTGGAAGCCATAGCCATTGATGCCGCAATCTACGTCTTGCATGCCTTCTTCGCCCTGGCCAGAATAAATGGTCAGGATGGAGCGCTTGCCGGATGCGCCTGGCAAGCCGGAAGCAGCAACGGGTGCTGGCGCAGCAGATTGTTCAACAGTGTTTTCAAGGGTAGTGATTTCAGATTTGGTGGCCATTTGGTTACCTTTGGATATGAAAATGGCCCCGAAGGGCCAAAAAAAGCCCACCAAATTACTCTGGTGGGCGGTGCAGACTTATGTCATTTGCTCTTAGTTCAATGCTGCCGTTTCAACGATAGTCATGAATTTATCGTTCAAAATTACACAAGTTTGCATAGACTTCCAAGAAACGTGACCACGCTGGGCCAAAGGATCAGAATCAGACGGTGTGGGGTTCACCACCATCGGAGTCACCGCGTACTGGCCCTTCAAAGCCACGATGCCATAAGCATCACGACCCAGGAAGACCATTGGGTAAACAGCTGCATTGGCAGGTGTGGTGGCATTTGGGACCATCAAACCCACCGTTCCACCCTTGTCAGCGTCTGCGGTGTAAGCTGCGCAGATCGTTGAGGTCAGGTAGCGAACATCGTCAATCTTGCCGATTTCGTTTTCCCAAGGGGTGATCGTGCCGTACTTTTCAGCCGGTGTGAAGCCGGTCAAGCCACGGATACCGCCTTCCAGGTCAGGGTGGCAAACGCAGACATAACCAGGCGCCACGTTTTCAGTACCGAAGCTCGGTGTCGAACGCACAATCGTGGTGATCGGGCGAGCGTTGTTGCGCTTCAGGTTACGCACCGCAGTGCGCTGGAGAGCCAGGGTGAAAGCTGTATTGACAGCACTGCGGGTGGTGCCGTTGGCGAAGATCGGGTTCACGTTGGCCTTGAGCACACCAAAGCGCATGGCTTCGATAGTCTGCGCAGCTTGTTCACCCAGCAGAGTGATCGACTCATTGAGCACCGGGTCTTCGTGGGTATCCAAAATCACGTCAGAGACTGTGATCTTGTCACCGTACTGAGCCAAGGTGGCTGTGATGTCGGTCTTTGCCAAGGTTTGGCCAACAGGTGTCACACCTTCAGTTAGCCCCGTGGTTGCCAAAGGCAGTGCGGTGTAGCGACGGAACTTTTGAACCGTGGTGCTGTTGCTTGGCTGAGTCTTGGCTTGGCCAAATTTTTCAAACACCAGGTAAGGGAGGCCGCGTTTAAGCAGCTCTTTAGCTGCATAAGCAGCGGTACGTGGCGTAATGTCGCCATAAGCAGTTTGTGCCATGATTTTTCCTTAAGATAAAAAAACAAAAGCTCCATAAGGAGCCGTATCAAAAGGAGCGAACCAACGCGTGATGCCGTATGCAGCCCTGGTGCATTCTTTTGGGGAGCCTGTTGGCTTATCCCGAATGACCACGCAGCGCGACCGGTGTCGTGCTCCAAAACGCACAGTGATAACGCTCACTGTGCAAAGCGGCTAGGTAACCAACTTAGCAATGGTTTTGGCTTGCGCCAGAATCTTCAACTTAACTAAAAGAATTCCACGCCGCTTCGTAGTCATCAGCCTGGGCAGGTTTCTCGGGAATCTTCATACCCTTGGAGCGCACGCCTTCAGCCGCACTCATGGCCGATTCATCGGGCTCGGTGGCTTCAGTCTTGGCGTCTTCAGTAGATTCCTCAGCCGAAGAGTTTTTGTAGGTGGTCAGCAGTGCATTGATCTGCTTGGCGTTGCCATTGCCGATCACGTTCAGCGCCGCGGCCTTGTCAGCCTCGGGAAGGTTGTCGATGTACTGTTTAAACTCTGGGCTGCCAGCCACTTCAACAAAGTCGGGGTGAGCCTCAGAGATTGACTCGTAGTGCTGTTTTTCTTTCTCGCTCACCAGCTCGCCCACCAAGCCATCGAGCTCGCCTTTGACGGCACCGGTCTTCTCATCCACCATCTTCCCGGCAATCTCACTGGCCTTGCTGGTGATCAGCACGCCTAGCATCTTGGCAAAGTCAGGGCCGAAGTCGTTGGACAGCGTAGCCATGGCTTGGTCAAAGGTCATGTCGCCACTTTCAACCGCTTCCACGGCATCTTCCAGGGCTTCCGTCACCTGGGGCTCTGACGCCTCCTCTGCCGGGTCCTCGCCAGCCTCATCAGGTTCGCCGGTCTTGCCGGACTTCAGCGCATCTTCGCGTGCTTTGAGCTCAGCTTCTTTGGCTTTCAGTCGACCTTCCCAGGACTTCTGACGTTGAATGTCTTTGGGGTCGGTGGGCTCATCACCCGTCACATCGCCAGACGCATCGGCATTGGGATCAATCACAACCGACTCAGCTGGTGCAGAGCCGGTCTCTCCGCCAGCTGTTTCACCTTCAGCAGCAGAGGTGTCAGTCGGGCTCTCGCCGGGCTCTTCATCACCTTCAGCCTGGTCTTCTGCAGGAGACTCAGCGTCTGGTGTGATACCAAAAGCCTCGTCCTCTGTTTGTGTTTTTTGCGGCATGTCTTTGCCGTTAAATGCAGACGAAAAATCTTCGCCGTCTTTCGCTTGCTGTACTTGAGTTGCCATGGTGTTTTCCTTTCAGGGGCAAAAGAGCCCTTTCGGGACTCATTACTGTCCTGACGTAAAAAAACCGCAATGAAGCGGCCTTGTCTTGTCAGGGGTTAGAGAATCAAATCTTTGGTATATCCAGGCCATCATCGGCCAGCACACTGCGAATCGCATACACCTGCTTGATAGCAGCTTGCAGCTTGATCAGGCCATCCAGGTCCACATTCACCAGGTCTAGCACATAGCTCTTGGCCAAGTCGTCCAGCATCTCAATCACTACGCGAGAGCAATCGCTCCCCGCGTACTGGCGCACCGTGCGTGTCGCCTCAATCAGGCGCTCTTGCATCAGTAGGGTCTCGTCTTTTTTCATTCGATGGCCGGGGTTTCAATACCGGCATTCATGCCAACCGCAGCGCCCGGCGCCTGCAAATCTGGCGCTGTAACCGGACCAGCTTGCGGCGCAGCAGCCTGCGCTGGAAACATCGGATTCGTGTTTCCAGGCATTGCCTGTTGATCTGTCTGCACCGGTGGCCCACCCAATTGGGCAATCGACGGATCAGGGGTTGCATCCTTCCAGCCAGAACTGCGCAGAATCTCATCTCCGGCTGGGGCAATATGCGGGCTACTAGTGGCCACGCCACCTGCTTGCAGGGCGCTGTAGACCGCTTCCACCTTGGATGCTGTGGCCTTGGCCAGGATAAGCTCCACTTCGGCGCCAGCTTTAGCCGCCTGAGCGGTCAACAGAGCGACCTTTTGCTGCAGTTCAGCCATGGTCAATTCCATCTGTTTCTGCTGCAGCTGTTGCTGTTGCTGGATTGCACCGTTGTTTTGCTCGGCCGCCACTTCATCTTCGGTCTTGATAACATCGCTCAGTTCATGCGCTTCGGCGCGTTGGCGCAGCAGCTTGTCGCGTTTGATGAATGGCGCGTCCATCGGGTTCGCCACCATGGCACTGAAGTTGTCCAGTTGCTGGGCTCGCACCTCGCGCGCCACCAGGCTGGCCGTGCCGCGGGCTTTCACATCAAAGTCACCCTTGATGCTGTTGTCCGGGTGAAACTGCATGTTCCAGCGGTACATCGCGCCAATGAACGACTGCGTCACACCCTCGTCCCAGTTGCTGATCAAATCCTTGATCATGATGTTGGCTGCGCCCATCAGCATGCTCATGCCAGATGCCGTTCCAGCAGCGCCCTGAGACATGTTCTCGCCCGTCATGTAGCGCGGAATCGCAGACACCTCGTCAGCATTGTTCTCAAAGCGGTCAGCCAGGCCAGCCAGGTCATTCAACCTAGACGGCAGCTCAATCGCCCGAATCGCCGCAGCACCTGGGCTGGTCGCATTGCGGTAGAAAATCTTCCAGGGTTCAATCTCGGTGGCATTGGTCATGTTTGAAAGCAAGCCAGTGGTCACCTCCAGCATGGCGCCTGACGTGATGGCCGCGTTGTCCAGCATCAACCGGGTCGATGCATTCATCATCGTCTGGTCGTCACGCATGACCGAACTCAAGCCCTCGCCAAAGATCGAAGTTTCGTCTTTGTCAAAGTAGTAAATGTGGTACGGCCAGGTCACACCATTGATCGGCTGCAACACCGCCTTGATCACTGTGCCATTGGGTAACAACCAGACGTTCGAGAAAAAGCTCTCATGCAAGCGGTCGTCATCAACCTTAACCCCTACCTCGCGTAAGTCCTCGCCCGTCAACCAGCCCCAGCGCTCCAGCACCTCAAACTTGCCGCCGTTATCGCCCTGCTTGGTCAACCGGTCGCCAATCAGCTTGAGCTGGGCATCAATCAATTTCTGCGTCACCTCTCCGGTTGGATGCGACTTCAGGTAATCAATGATGGCCTCGCTGTTGAACGACTTACGCTGTGCCAAATCCGCCAGGTCAGAGTGCATCATCTGATGGCGCTCGTAAACATAGCGGCAGGTCTCCAGTGAATCAGCGCCCATATCTGGGTAAAAGCGCCACAGAGGCACGTAATCCACAAAAGGAACCACGTAACTCTCGCTCTTCTCAACCCACCTGCCGTTTTCTTTGACAAACTTGCTGCGGATACGACGCTCAACCAATGGGCCTTTGAGCACACCGGTGCCATACAAATGGCCAGAATGCACCACCTGCTTGCAAATCTGCTTGTAGCGAATCTCGCTAAGCTGGTCATCAATGACCTTGCTCATGCCCTTTGAGGCATCCTTGCACAGCTTCAGCACCGCATCGTCCACCATCTGCTTGGTGATGTGTGGTGTTGGCATCTGCTGGCCTTGGGCCGCCATCGCTTTAGCCTGCTGCTGCATTTGCTTGATGATGGTCTGGCGCTCCTCTTCCGAGACGCTTGGCACCGGTGTAGTGTCAACTTCCCAGTTCTTGTCGCTGCCAGCCGGGAACAGCAAATCAGCCACCCGGCTATCAGCCGTCTTGACCTTCACGCGCGTCTTGCGCACAAACGCCTTGGAGCGCTTGGGACCAATCAGGGCAATCACTTCAGGGTCATATTGGCCCTTGTACTGACGCAAATCCTTTAGCCAGCGCTGCTCGGTCTCATAGCGATCCCTCTCGGCCTGGGCAAACTCCTGCAGTAGGCGTGGAGCAAGCCCGTCCAGCACAGTCTGGAACTCCTGGCCGGAGAACACCTCTTGTGCCGCAATCGCGTACTGCAAGTCTTCGCTCATGGCTTACTTTTTCAGCGGATTGATTTTGATGCCTGAAGAGGGCTTGTAATCCTTGCCCTCCCAAATCATCTTGATCTGCTCGGCCGAACTTTTTGGCACTGAGTACATTGCACCAAACGTATTGGGCTTGTCCAGCTCGTCAAGGGTTTCCGTCTCATTTGCTGGCTCGACATAGTCTTTGCCTTGCACCACATACTTCAGCTGCTCAAGCGCGCCCTTTGGCATGGGTAATTTGCTACCAAAAGTATTGGGCTTGATTTCAGGCTTGATTTCGGGCTTAGCTACAACCGGATTCTTGGCAGCTCGATCCTTGGCAGACTCACCCAATGGCTCCACAACAGCCGCCACCGGCTTGGCAATCACTTTCTCTGGCGCCTTCACAATGGTCTCTTTGACCACTGCAACCGGCGTATCGGCCATGGCTTTGTCTGCAAATTGCTCTTTCCATGCATCCGACTCGCCCTCAGCCTCTGCGGCCTTAGTCATTTCTGGCGTCACCTGCGGGTCTTTGGGTGACTCTGGCATTTGAGCTTTCACGTCAGCCTCGGTCGGGTCAGCAGCAGGCTCAACCTTTGGGCTTTGCATAGCCACCAGGTCAGCATCTGAATTGCGCTTGTCCTGAATTGCGCCACTAGCATCTCGGTAACGCAAAGACGCTTCGCTCTTTGGGTCATCGATGTTCCCGGCTGTCAGACGATCCCAGGCCTGCTGGAATGCGTTGCGGTCAGAATCTACTTCTTGGGTTGTTGCCATGATGTTTCCTTAATATCCTGCGCTGGTTGCTGCTGGTTTGGACGCCTCTCTGGCGCCTGGTAAATAATGGTCTCTGAAAGCCATAGGTTCGGCAAAAGTCAAGCTTAATGCGTCTGCACCATCCGGGCTTCGCACCTGGCGCTTGGCCATGTCTTCCTTCTTCTCCAGTAGCTTGCGGCCGTTGGAGCTCACTTTGGGCTGAGGAGCGGTCAAATCACTGATCAGCGCCGCGTTGTTCGGCACCCGGCAAGGCTGATCAGCAAACCAGTCTTTCATGGTCCACCAAATCTCAGCCCGTTTGTTCTCAAAGCGCTCATGGTCAGTCGCTCGGGTCGCGTTGTTCACGCCAATCACTGGAACACTAAGCTCCAGCAAGCGGTCATACACGCCAGCGCCCAGGCCACCCTTATCGACAAAAATCATGTCGGGCTGCATGTCGCGGTTGTATTCAGACAACAGACCAGCAATCTGCATGGTGTTCAAGCCACTGTGATATTCCAGCCTGAAGCACACCCGGCCACGCCTAAAGGCAATCGCTGTTCGATCAGCGTCATTGACGCCATCACCGGCCGGGTCACAGCCGATCACCAGTGGGGCATTCATGTCCAGATACTTGCTATTCACCGCGGCCATAACATCATCTGGCGAGATCAGCGAATTCCCAACAGCCATCACAAAAGCATCAGCAGCGCAGTTTGGGAACTCCTGGTCAAACAGATAAGCATGACCATCGCCATACGAGGCAATCTTGTTTCTACGCCACTGAAGCTGCAGATCGTCAAGGCCATAGACCTCTGCTAACTGCTGCTCTTTTTCGGTGCGCTTGAAACCCTCTGTCGTGAATGTTCGGTACTCATCGTTCCAGAACCACGGGGTGAAAATCGTGATGAAGTCACCGTTACCAGCTTCAGCCGCTTGCCACAACTGGTGAAACCCGTTACCAATCCCATTAGCAGTGGACTCGATCACGAACTCCGTGCCATCCACATCACCCAGCGTGTTACCCAGCCCGGCCAGGTGCTTTTGCGGGTTACGCCAGAAGCCGTATTCTGAGCCATGGATAAGCTGCGCCGTGTTGCCGCGGCCAACATCATCCGTACCTGCGCTGGCCAGCTTGTAGCCAGCGTCAAGGGCTCCAAAAATCAACTCCTTGGCATTGGATGCCTTGGTGCTTGGAGCCACCAGGTTGTTGTCCTGGTAACGCTTGACCATCTCAAACAAACCAGTTGTTGCCCTATCTTCGTGAGCCACAATGAATGCTGAACGACCCCACATCGTGACCTGGTGGTAAAACCTGGCACCAATGTAAGTTGACACACCTTGCTGCCGGCCCTTCAGGACCAATGCACGAACCCTGCCAGTCTCACGCTTTTGCTTCTCAAGCGCTTCATGCACATGCCGTTGTGCCCGATTGAACATAAACGGTATGAGGTTGCCCGTCTTGTCCTTGATCTTCAGGCAGTTGACCGCAAAGACCTCCAGGTTGCTACGCAGCCTGCGCAGCGCCTGTTCACGCTCATCATCGGTCAAAGCCATCAGTCTGTCGCTGCGTTGATCTTGGCCATCAGCGAATCAACTGCAGACTGGCTTCGGTCACTGTCAATGTCAAGCTTCAGAATCTTGCGCTGCATCGCCACATAAACACCGTGTGATGCCGCAATCTCTTTTGACATCTTCACTCTGCCAGCCAGGCTGATAATGTAGCGATACATCTCGTTGGCCTTGTCCGGCTTGTTCTCTGTACTCAGGTCACACGACTCGCCAAGTGAAACCAGCAAATCTTTAAACGATGGGTCGCAAAGCGCCGCCACCTCTTCAAGCTGCGAGCGTGAAACTGAGAGCGCCAACAAAACATCCTTGCGATTCAGCAAGTCGGCAGCTGCAACCACTTCAGCATTAGCCTCAACGATCTGCTTTTCGGCCAATTTGGTTTCAGGTGTAACTGCCTGTGTAACCTGTTTGGCTACAGCCTGTGTAACCAAAGCCTCGACCTTGCTCTGAATGCGTTTTGTCAGGTCTCGATCGATGCCTTCTTTGGCAAAGTGCTTGTCCATTGCGGCACGGGACACCCCATACTCTTCAGACAGTTGCAGCTTGGTTTTGATGCCTGCGCGCCAACCTGGCTCAATCGCATCCCAATCGATAACCTTCTTTGTTTTGTTCATAACCACCCCTAGCGCTGCAGGAGCACAAATAAAAAAAGACCACCGGGGTGCGCCTCTATTAAGAGGCGTGGTGGTCAAGGCCGCTTGCGCAGCCACAGGAGAAAAGTGTGTATAAGGAGAACTGATGCTGTTAGGGGGTTTCCAATCCCTTGGTGTGCAGCACTCTGTGTGCTGCGTACCCTGCGCTGTGTGAATATGGCAGAGGATCGCTTTCATCCCCTCGCTTGTCAGGCTCTACCCTGCTTGTGTGCCCAATGGAGTGAACCCCACTGTCACCACGTCTTTGGACGGACTCTTTTAGGCTTTCGCCAAACGGCTGGCGACTTGCTGTACGTCCACCGGGATGTCCCAGCGGCCAAATCGCCATGCGTTTGACAATTTTCAGAGTCAGATTTCCTTTGAAAATAAAGCTCATTTTTATCAGGGTGCTGTCTGTCCCTGTTTATCGCTGGCGTTAATGTAACAGAAAACACGTTGTTTGCATAAAGATTGAAAATATTTTTTACTCATTCTCATCCCCATAGTGCGACAGCAAGCAAGGCTGTCTTCCCTGCTCTCTTCCCGACTGGTTCCAAGAGCACAAACTGGCAAAGTCCTGGTCCATCACATCATCCGGCAGCAGCAGCCTGAGTTCACTCATGCGGCTCCGCACTGATACATCAGCCTCGTCATGCGTCGATCGATAGATCATTCCAACTCTTTCTTGCGAGCACAGCCTTCGCACTTGGGGTCAATCTTTCCCAGATCGGTCAATCGGTATTGGCAGCTCATCTTTCCAGTGAACTGGACGCGGACCCGGTTGATCACCGACCGCCTAGGCATGATGTCGGTGAGCCCATCCATAGCCAGGTAGGCCTCCATGTAATCATCCCGGTCATGGCATCCATACAGCTTCACCATGGGAACAACCTGATCCAGCGTGTGCGGGTGCGAAGGAATAGCCCGGCATTGCGATAAAACCTAGGGCTCTGCCAGACCAGTCTCATTTGAGCTCCACCGCATCATTCAAATTGTCAATCACCTTACCAAGGGCTACTTCGGTATACATCTCATCTCGGTCATTCAGGGCGCCGCCCAGGGTGATAACGTCGGCTACGAGGGCCACCGGCATCTGAATCACTACGCCGACTGCGGCCTTGGCCAAGCTTTCAAGCATGCCAAACATATCAGGCCTCGAACCAGATGTGGTGCGCCGCATGGCTGGTGTGAGCCCAGCCCAACTGCTTGGCTGCAATCTGCAATGCACCCGCCAGGGCTGAGATCAATTCCTGCGAGGTCTCAGCCTCGTCATAGGCATTTTCCAATGCGATGGCAACATCCTGGTCAATGTCCAACTCATCTTCATCATCCGTCTCGTCTTCACCCTCTGTGTCGCAATCGCACTCATTGCAGCCCGGGCAAACACCACCTGCATCGCGCACGTTCCAGTCGTTACCCAGCAAAGTCTTCGGAACCGCATCGGTTTCTTTGGAAACCGTACCGGTTTTCAGCTCTTCATAGGCCAAGTCCATTTGTTCATGCGTGACCTCGAAGGGCCGGCCCATGCTTGCATCCATCATCAAGCTGCAAAGCGTCATCAAAGGTGTGATTTTAATTGTCATAGTTGTCCTGTTCAAGTTAAAGAAAATCCATCCCCGCATTGATCTCGCGGGCCATCTCGCCAAACACCATGTTGCACATGGCATCCACTTCATTGCTGAGCCAATGCGCTTGCTCGGCATACTCAGGGCGCACCAGGCGCGTCAGCAAAATCTTTCCTGTGCCGTGGCACTCCGGACAATCCCGGGTCTCATCGATCACCGGAGAGTTAAGTAGCCGCGGGTGACCATGGCCACCACAAGTCGGGCAAGCCGGCGCGCGCCACCACTTCAGCACAGCCATCGATATATCAAACGCCACCATCCGCGGCATCACCTTGCGGTCATCGGCTCCAAACGAATGGTTGCGCAACCACCCGGCCATCATGTCTGCCACCTCATTGGCGCCCTGCATGCGCTCGCTCACCAAAACGCCCCACACAGCCAAGGCCACTGACTTGCGCTTGCTGCGCGCGGCCACCCGTCCAGCCGCAATCATCACGTCGGCTGCGCCAATGCTGTTGAGTGACAACTTCAGGTTGCTGGTGTTACGGGCGCTCAGGTAGCGCTCTTGCATGCTGCCTGACATTAATAGTTTTCCTCAACAGGCCAGATCACGTTGCGCACTGTCAGGGTCGGCGCCAAAGGCTTGACTGCTTCATCCTCCTGACGCATCTCCAGCCACCGGTTGGCGCTGTCGGCAATGTCCTGCATGTCGCGCACCGGGGTCTTGGCACCACGCTTGCCGGCCGCTAGGGCTTTCTTGACAATGTGCTGGGCAATCGGGCACGTCACGTCAAACAGTTCCAAAATTCTGTACACGTCAATCGTTTCCAGCGCGGACACGTCGCGGAAATAGTGACTGTGCTTTTTCTCGGTCATGGGTGCTCCTGGTGGTTAGTCGTAGGTGGCCTTTAGCTCACGGGTCAGGGTGCGGTAATGCGCCTTGATCTCCTTGAGCTCGTCGATGGTGTATTTCTTGGGCTCATGGTGACCCTCCAGCCACTCAACTTGGTCGATGCCGATCTTTTCTATCAAGGCTTTTCGGTACAGAATCAGGTTTCCTGATAAGTGCACATTACAGGGTTGGCACTGCAAATGGATATTGGATTCCTCAAACCTGAGCTCTGGTCGCGCGCCAACTGATAGGTAATGGCCTGCATGCTGTTGTCCTTGGTGGTACCTGCCACATGAAATGCATGGGAGGTCAGCATCCCTGGCGCGAATGAAGGAATTCACCTCCGCCTGGGCTTCTCGCAACCAGTCGGCCCGACTCTTTAGCTTCTCACGCTTGACCGCGTCCGCCTTACGCTCTTCGGTCTTGGCAGCATGCTCATCCTTCTCCCGCTTGGCCACCGCCTGAGCCTGGGCACACACTGGCGAACAAACCACCTGGAGCGCATTGCGCGGCTGGAATGCCTGCTTGCATGTCCGGCACTTCTTTGCTTTGGTAGGTTTGATTGTGTTTGCCATTGGCACAATTTTACAGTACCATCAACACTATTATTGCCGTTCGCTTGACATTGTGCTAAAATTCTTTTTGTCAACGCCGCCGCAACGACAACACATGAGGCCTTTTACTCATACGTTCCACCCAGAAATGGGTTTGCTTGGCGGCGGGAACGTAGCAGTAAAAGGCCTTTTGCGTTTCAGACCGTACTCCACACGATAGCAGTGGCCTTGCATGGGGCGCTTGGAGTTGGACACCGACACACGAAACCACCTTGTGATCGACCAGCCTGTTTGCGAGGGACTGGTAAGCACAGTACGGGAAAAGCGGTGAGATGCCCGATGTGTGAAGTGAATCGCTTGCTTACGGCGTGTCGTTAGTGATGGCGACTCTCTAGGCTCCTTGGACTAAAGGGGCTGGGGACAGGGTGAGGTTTGAATACCTTCACCCTTAGCAGAACTATGGAGAAACAACAATGCAGGTTCTTGAGTATCTTCAAAGAAAATATGGCGCCACCATGCCATCCTCAATCCTATATGTCGAGGCTAAGATTTTTGGTATTCCAATACCATTAGAAAGTGGTTGGCTTTCCATTTATGGGAAAACTGAAATATCAGAGGGAATGTCTTACCGGTTACGACAGTCTCTTGAATCTAGAGCTAAGACAGGTCATAAGTATGCAACCATAGCTTTAGAGATAATGGGTGGGCCTATACAAACACAAACTACACAATCACAGGATAAAACACAAGAGCGAGATAACACCAAATCGCCACCCGCCATACAAAGCAAGAAACAAGAGCGTAAAGCAGAGCGTAAAGCAAAGCGCGCAGCCGCAAGAGAAATTAAAAAAGAAAAACAAAAAAACCTAACGGAAGTGCAAATACCAATACGTGCTCCAAATGAGCAATCGGTAAAAGCATTTATCAACAGTCACTCAAAAGTCGATCCAACATCAGACGACTTCTTAAGCACGTTCGAGTGGAAAGCCACCCGCATGATGGCGTTAAAAAAGTATGGGCCTGTGTGCCAGTGCTGCGGCGCATCACCGAATACCGGAGCCGTGATGAATGTTGATCACATTAATCCGCGCAAACTCTTTCCACAGCTCGCGCTTGATGTAAGTAACCTGCAAATTCTGTGCGGAGACTGCAATAAAGGGAAAGGGAACTGGGACATGACCGACTGGCGCAAAGAGCCACTAGCAGCATGAACAGAGATGGCAAAGAAGAAAACTGGCAATCCCTATCAAACCAGCACGCCAACAGGTATCTGAAAAAAATCATCGATGTTAATTAACCAAAGGAAACCCCAGTGAACGAAATAACAAACCACGCAATCACCATGTCGAGTATTGAGCTTGTCTCGGTCATCAATGAGATGCGCGAATACGGTCAAGCTGAATTGCGGCATGACAATTTCATGGCAAAAATTGAAAAGCACCCCGGAATTGACTCGCCTAAATTTTTAGGCCAGTACAAGGACAGCACAGGCCGCATGTTGAAGTGCTACCACTTGCCAAAACGGGAATGTGAATTAATGGTGATGTCTGAATCGCTGGCAGTGCAAGCCAGGGTGTACGACAAGATGACCGCACTAGAAGCTAGGGCGGTGACAGCGCCAAAGCCAGCCGCTACATCGATCCCTGCCGCAAAGGAGTTCCGGGCACTGTTTGGCATTTGCCGACTGATCGGGCTTGACAAGAATGTATCGGCTATCAGTGCAAATCAAGGCGTCTTGAAGCTCACCGGTACCAATATGCTACAGCTGCTGGGCAGCACGTACCTTGAGAACCCAGAGCAAAAGATTTACCTCACACCAACAGAAATCGGGCTGCGACTCGGAAGCATCAGTGGGCGAAGGGTAAACATGCTGCTGGCAGAGGCTGGTTTGCAGGCAAAGCAAGGCGACAAGTGGGTGCCGCTGAATCCAGCGGAAGGCCTGTTCAAGATTCTCGACACAGGCAAGGCGCACGCGGATGGCGCGATGGTTCAGCAGGTCAAGTGGTCCAGTGATGTCATCGACCTGATCCACCAGCCCAAAGAACTGGCAAAGGAGGCCGCATGAAATTGATCATGGCCCACCCGGACGGCGACTTCGTCATTGAATACGGTGATCAGCTCCTGAAGATCGCAATCTGGGGCGATAACGTCGACAACGACGACTCGATGGAAATCAGGCTCACCCCGCTGGGCCTGGTTGAACTTGGCAACCGGCTGATTCAATGCGGCCTGGAGGACCTTTTGCCAAAAACCCCTATCGCGCACCCACGCACAACTGGATAAGAAACGCGCGATGCGACTTGCCCATGCCTGCCTACCCATGCAATCACCCACACATGAGCGCATCACCCACACGCGCCGTCTTCGACCCTGTACCCACGGCCACGCTGTCTCCGACGGTGCGCATCATGCGCCCAGGTCATGCGCTCACACGATGCGCGAGGACAAACCGAAATACCCCTCAACTTTGCTTGGTCAAATTTCATAGCAACAAGTCCTTATAGTTTGCTGTTCGGCAACCATTTTCCAGACTTGATCAACTTAACGCTTGACACAATGTTTGCTTTACGGCTACACTTCATCCCATCAAACGGCATCGACCGGATTGATAGGCAGCCAAAACGCCGCAAGCTCTGCACTCGGAGCTTACCAAAATAAACGGGTGGCACTTAGACCTGATGCATGCCAATGCACAGTGAGTGGGCTGGAAGAAGGTAACTGCGCCACCGATTGAAGCCGCAGTGAGGGTTAGCCCCCAAGAAAAACAAAACAGCAGGTGCCCCGGTGGGTGCCGCCAGTTCTCTGGTGCAAGTGTACGACGCGCCCTTACACCAGCGAATTACTTATCCAGCCGCCTGCAACCTAGGCGGCTTTTTCATTTTTCAACCAGGAGAGTGTCATGACCTACATCCAGCGCAAATGTAACGGCTACCTAGAAACCGTCGATGAGTTTGCAGCCTACAAAGAAGCCCGGGCCATGCTGGCTGAATACCACATGTCTAACCCGTCCGCTCACTACTACCTGTCCAGCCGCTGCTGCAAAGCGTGGCGTACTTAAGGAACGGCCATGAAACGCAAAACACCCGCCCAAGCCAAAGCCTTCAAGGCCTACCAATTCGCCGAGCGACAAGAAGACCGCTACCTGGGCGGTGTGTTTGTCACACCTCAAGGCCAGCGTGACTACGAAGCCAAAACCAAGGCCGCGTACAACGAATGCATTCGCCTCGGCATGACCTGTGAACACGGACTTTAAGGATTAATTATGAACTACCAAGCATGCCTTCACACCGCTACCGACACTGGCAGCCGATGGACTACTTTAGCCAGCGGAGCTACCCGCCAGTCCTGCCTGCGTCAACTGTCCATCTTTCTGGCCCGCCAGCCCCTACACCACTGGGGCATTCGCAAAGAGTCACTGATCAAACTCTACTGCGTTGGTCAAGCCAGCTTTATTGAAACCCTATCCATCGTACCGGGTTAAACCCCAAAACAAAGCCTCGCAAGCCGGGTCTTTTTCTTGTGTGTTTTTAAAGGAGAAAAATCATGGGACGATCAGTCAGCTTTGCCAATGACAGTGTGCATGTTGAATACGCCACCTTTGAAGCCGAAGACGGATGCGATCCACAGTGGGAGTGGGACTATGCTACCGAAGACTTTCAGACGCTGGTCCTTGAGGCCTTCCCAAGTGCCAGAAAGTCAGATCACTGGTGTGGCCGTGAAGACCGGGCCTTGGCCGAGAACAGCTTTGCCTACTTCGGTGTCTCCGAATACTGTGGCCTGGTCTCTATGTGGGTCGCCCCAAAGGATGACGAAACCCACATTGGCCTGCGTGACCGCTGGATCGACAGCATTGGAGCCAAGTTTGCAAAAGTGGCCGGCAACTGCTTCGGCCAGTCACTCAAGCAAGTGGGTCGCTTCAGCAACGGCGAAGCACTCTTTCAGCCTGCCAATGGCGTACAGCAAGGCACCATGGGACTTGGGTTCAGCAGCAAGTGTGGGTGGCTGTGATGCATATCATCGCCTACACCTATTGCGCCGATGTTCACTGCCCAGCATGCACCGCTGAGGCTGCTGCCGTCGGTATCTTGACCCGACTCCCGCCCCTGGTGACAGCCACCAATGAGCATGGTCTGCCCATGGACCTGATCGACCGTGAAGGAAACCCTGTTCACCCGGTCTACGACATCGATGAAGATGTCGATGGCGCCTTCACCCACTGTGGCGATTGCCACGAGGAGCTGCAATGACCACCACCTACACCAAAGAGCCAGACGGTTACTGGTTCAAGATCACCCCTGATCACCCGGCGAGTAAAGGCCAAGCCCGGGGCATGATCTACCCGCCAGACCGCTACCACAAAACCTGGCGTATCTGCTATGGCACCTGTACCGAGCACGCCAGCCACATGCAAGGCAAGGTCAGTGACTTCAACACCCTGGCAGCGTGCAAGCACCAGCTGCACCTGCAGTTTGCCTACTTCTAAGGAGCCATCATGTGGACCATCAAATACAAGGGCTTTTTCATCCACGGCTACTGCGACAAAGAAGAAGTCAGCGTCATGTATGACCACTGCGCCATGCCGCAATACTTCAAAAGCCTGCATGCCGCCAAGTGCCGTATCACCCGCTACATCAACAGCGTCTTTTGACCCAGCGTGAACCCCGGTGACAGTCGGGTTTGCAGTGTGATCAACCAAGCACCTACGGGTGCTTTTTTTACGTCTGGACGTTTCCATGAAATTCAATTTTGAAAAATCCTGTGCCGCCATGCTGATCGATCTTGGCGCCACCCCCGTCGCCTGGCATCGACCGCAGTTCACGCTCAACACCATCGCCGGTAAGCTGCTCTGCACCCCATTTGAAGACTGGCTGGCATGTCAGTTTGAGGATGAAAAACTGGCTGTCAAACACATTGGATCAGGCTGCCTGAACCGCTTCAATGGCAAGTGGAACTGGCACTTCGATAAGCCTGATGAAGATGATTTGGATGATCTCAAAGAAACCCTGCAACATATTCTTACCAAGAAGCCATCATGAAAGCCTTTCTGCAAATCAAATGGACTGTAAGCCGTGGCCGTGACACCTGCGGCTACAACATTGTGACCCTTACAGACACAAGTACGGGTGAAAAGTACCGTACCGATGGTGGTGGTTATGACATGACTGGAACTGTTGTTGGGCATTGGCTTAGCAGTCACTTTCAAAAACAACTTAAAGCGCTCGACATCAGCCAGTTCTATGGGGCTAGGCGCCTTGAAGATGGAGGCATCTACCTGGATGGTGCATGCGGACTGGAATGCATGCTTAGCATTGCCAAAGCCATTGGCATCCAGATGCAGTCTGTTTATATCAAAAGAAAACTTATCGGATTTATTGTGGAGAACCAAGATGATCACCAACCTGCATAAAAACTGCATGGGCACCATCAGCTTCGATGGCCAATTCAAAGGCATGCGCAAGCCTCAGGAATTCATTTGCTACCCATTGCATGCTGGCGACCCAGCTGATCGCATCACGATCCAGTCTGACACCCGCATCGGATTCATTTGCACGTCAGACGGGAGGGCGCTTGTGTCCCCATCCCGACCTAGCGGGTCATACTTTCCTCATCTTTCCCTGGCCACATACGCCGGCCAGCTTGATGCTGCAGAACTTCTGCTGCTCAAGGCTCACATTTTGGCCAGCGCATCTGGCCGAGCTGGAAGCAACGGCATTGTGGTTACCGACAACAGCGCTGCCCTTGATATTTTTGGAGAAAAAGCATGAAAACCAAAACCTTTGACATCTACGTTGACCCAGGACACGGCTGGGTGAAAGCGCCACGCAAACTGCTGGCCGATCTGGGGATTGAGAAGCAGGTCAGTAGCTACTCCTATCAACGCGGCGAATTTGTTTACCTGGAAGAAGACTGCGACGCCACCCTGCTTGCCAGGACGCTTAGAAGCCTTGGCATCGAACCCAAGCTGCGTGAGCACTATGCTGATCGAAGCAGCAAGATTCGCAGCTACGAAGGCTATGCACCTTACACAAACAGCTAAAGGTACCACACCATGACAAAGACTGAAAAGATAGCTTTGACCGAATCATGCAGTCAGGCCAATGACCTGGACCTTTGTCTGCGGCATGTTGGCCATGTCATGAGCAAGCAGAAAGACCAGGCCACCATCAGCAAAGCAGAGCTCGACAAACGAAAAATCTACGATGTGTTTCTCCAAGACTCACACAAATCCCATGTAGTCATCACTGAAAGCGCCCAATGAAATATCCCATCACAACACAAAAAGATGTCCGTAAAGAATTCTGGTGGCTGTACAGCAATGACCATAAAAAGGTACCAGGCTGGACGCAAAACGACTACCCAACCGACACCAGGGTAGCCTTTTGTGACTTTGTTGAATCTCTTCAGCGCAACAACAAAATCAGCGAAGCGCTGGCACAAAGGGCTACCTTATGAACCCGCACCGCCTGCTCCAAGCCATCACTGCCGCCGTCTACATGACGGCGTTTTTCATTCTGTACCTTGACTTGCAAGTCTGGAGACCGTAATGGACATTGAAATTGAATCCAGAGTGGCTGGCATCCCCTGCCTGATTCGCCTAGGTCGGGTTGACATCACCCAAGGCACCTACAGCCCGCAAGCAGACAACCAAGACGAATACTTTGGCCACACAGACATCGAGTTTGAAGTGCTCGATCGCCGCGGCCGCCATGCCCCATGGCTTGAACGCAAGCTAACGGATGACAACACCAGCGACATTGAACAGCAACTCTTGAAAGAAATCGAGGCTTACGATGACTACTAACCTACACCCCATCTTCCAGCAAGCCCTAGCGCCCTACGCCCACCTGCCCCAGGATGAAACCCACGACGTTTTGGTCAAAGCCTGGACCCAGCAGGCCGCCCCCGACCTGCTGGACGCCCTGCTGCTGGCCTTGCCATTCGTCGAAGACTGTACTGGAGACCCCTGCTACAAGCCAGGCGCCGTCAGCAAAGCCCTCAAGATCATCCGCGCTGCCATCCAGAAAGCCGCCCGAGAACTCACGCCATGAACAAAATCTGCACCACCGGTAACTTTGTCCTGCGCGCCAACATCATCAAACTGGCCCAGCCAGACGACTTCTTTCACATCAACTTCAACACCCAGCTGGTTGGTGCCCGCTTCCCGGATGAGCGCCGCAACGCCTACAGCAGCTTTTTAAACCGCACCCAGCTCACCAAGCTGCGTGACCTGATTGACCTTGCACTATTGGAGACCACATGATCAAAGAACTCATCGCCACCTTCCGCAAACCCAGCGCTGAAATCATTGCCCAGGCTGAGCTTGAAGAAGCCAGGCGTCAGCTGCTGGCGGCACAATCGGCTGCGGAATACGCAAATGGGATCATCCTGTACCGCAAGACGCAGATTGCCAGGCTGCAAAAATACATTCAAGAGGTTACACAATGACACCGGTTTTTTATGATCAGCGCATGAATGTCGCTTGGCTGGACTCCTTCAGCCCCTCAGCTGGCAAGCCTGCTCGCTTTGTTGAATTGCTTCAGCACCATGCCTTTCATGCCTACGGTCCAAACATGTTGGGCAAGGTTGAGCCGGTAGTCCTGATTGACCTTTGCCGCGTCCACTCACATGACTACGTGTATGGCGTCATTAATGGCGCCATTTTGAACGGCTTTGAGAACAACGATCCTCGGGTAGCAGATTCGTGCTTATGGACGATCGGAAGCCTGCTGTCAGCTGCACGCCACGCCATCAAACACCCAGAGGTTCCAGTGTGCAGCCCAACCAGCGGATACCATCATGCCCACTGGGACAGCGGCGGTGGTTTCTGCACATTCAACGGCTTGATGGTGGTGGCTGCCAAGTTGATAAAAGAGAACCCAGGCTTCAAGGTAGCTATTCTGGATTGCGATATGCATTTTGGCTGCGGCACAGAAAACATCTTGAAAAAGTTTCCTGGTCTGGCGCCACATGTCCTCCATATCACTGCCGGCAAACACTTCTACGGAGACAACCAAAAACAGGAAGCCTTGGAGTTTCAGGCCTGGCTGCATGAATCCATTGAAGACATCAACGCCTTCAAGCCCGACTTGGTGCTCTATCAATCCGGTGCCGACCCCCATGTGAATGACCCCCTTGGAGGATTCCTGACCACCGAAGAACTTAAGCAGCGCGACCGCACTGTCTTCCGCGGAATCCATGCGCCAATTTGCTGGAACCTGGCCGGTGGCTACCAACGCCCCAAAGACGGTACCATCTTCACTGACCCAGTTCTTGAAATTCATCACAACACCCTGCGCGAATCCGATGCCAGCATCCCTTCCCGCAAGGCTCACCTGTAGGCCACACAATGACCACTAAGCAAGACCACATCGCCAGGCGGCAAGCCAAAGCGCAATACGACATCGAAAACGCCGACTGGCTGCTACCACTGCGCGAATCGTTTCACACCTGGCTCGTATTACAAGGATGGGCTAAGCAAGAAACCCCTGCACCAGGCCGCAGCTACCCAGGCTCTCACACCCAAGACCTGTGGGAGTGTTGGTTGGCTGCTACCCTGATAGAGCAATCCATCAAGCAAGAAGCTTAACCGCCTCGCCAGAGCAGCCTTCCAAGCACATGAATCTGTTTGGCATCCTGCTCTGTAAGCACCTCTTCGGCATATTTCTGGTTGTCTGACTTGATCAGCATGCCACCATCAAAGCGCTTAGACAAGCGTTTGATTCTCAGCTCATCACCATAGCGCAGTGCATAAACCTCATGGTCTTTGATTGTGTTCTGCCCCATGTCGATCAGCACCACATCGTTATCCTGCAAATAAGGCTCCATCGAATCACCCGATACCGATAGCACCCGTAGGTTACGCTTGGATGTTACGCACTTGCTTTGCAGCCAATCCTGCCTGAACGCCAGTGGCGGCAACTCTTGTTCTATGTCCACCACTTTTCCACCACCGGCGCTGAGCTCCACCGATACCCTTGGCACCAGGGCATAGACTCCTTCACGCAAATCTGACGGCACAGACCAGGCCTCCACTGCCTGCTTCTTTTGCTCTCGGGTATTTGAGTCCAGGTAGCCGCTTGGCATGTGCAAGCTTGTCTCCAGTGACTTGGCAATCTTTTCGCCAAAGAACCTCTCAGGTTTGAACAGCAGCGACACATAAGACCGACTTAGTCCAGCCTGGTGGGCAATATCAGTCTGCGTCAAGCCGTGCTGATCCATCCAGTTCACCAGATTGACCCGGCGCAAAGCAGCGCGTTCTTTGGTTGATGACATACAAGACTCCTTAATGTTTGTGCTACTGTTTGCTGTAAACTTGAACACTTATCAAGCTTAAAACAAACAACCATGAAAAAATTCACCGAGTTCCTGGCTGCCAACCGTGGCATGTCCAGCCTGATCGCTAAGACCCTTGGCATCAACCCAACCAACATCACCAATGCCAAGACCGGCCGCCTGCTGATGCCTACCGCATGGATGGCCACCATCGTCAAACTCTCAAAGCGCAAGCTCAGCTACCAAACCTTGGTGCAAGAGCGTGAAGTTCACCGCCTTGAGAAAGCCATCGAACGAACTCAAGCAAACAAGAATACGCCAAAAGCATTGAGTTAGTTAGTGTTTTAGCAAACATTTAACAAAAAAAACACACAAATCACGTAGGTATCAAAGACTTCCTACACGGAGTGGCACGCCTGCATGTTGCTGAAAGGAGAAATGTGTACCACTACCAAAAAAACATTGGTGACTACAGGAGTGCAACCATGCACTTTAGCCTGCTTGAGCATGGCATTTACAACCAGTTGCTGGACTGGTACTACTTGGATGAGCAACCGCTTTCAAAAGATAACCGCACCCTTTTCCGCCGGTTATCAGCACGTACCGATGAAGAGCAGCAAGCAGTGCTGGATGTGCTTGCTGAGATGTTTGTTGACACCAATGATGGGTGGCATCACAAGCGTGTTGACCGTGAAATCACCCTGTACAAAGCCAAGTCTCAGCAAGCCAGAGAGGCTGGAAAGCTAGGCGGCAGGCCATCTAAAAAGGGTATTGGTTCTGAAAATAACCGTGACGGTTATGAGAATAAAGCGGACGCAAAGCCAACCGCTAACCGCGAACCGTTAACCGTTAACCAAGTAGATACCGTCGCAGATGAATCTGCGCCCACCTCCAAGCGTTCAGCCATTGGGTTCAGGGCTTACATCGATGCCTGCAAAGCTGCCGGTACCAAGCCCATCCCGGAAGACCACCCGGTGCGCCGCTACTGCGCCCAGGCCGGCATCGATGAGGCCATGGTGCACCTGGCCTGGCGCCGCTTCCGAGAAGAACATCTGTCCGGCACCCGCAAGACCAAGCGCTACATCGACTGGCCCGCCGCCTTCAGCAACTGCGTCAAGGACAGCTGGTACGGGCTGTGGTACGTCAACGCCGACGGCCCAGCCAACTGGTCACCCAAAGGCATCGCCGCTCGCAAGGTGGCTGATGCTGAAATTGCCGAACGCCAACACCAGGAGCAACCGAATGATTGACCTTGACTACCAACCCGAGCTGACCCTGTACTCCGCTGAGGCCGAGGCCGGCGTCATTGGCACCATCCTGTACGACAACAACGTCTGGGACGTGGTGTCTGACCTGATCACCGATGACTCGTTTTTTAGGGCCCGCAACAAAGACGTCTTCGCGGCCATGGGCGCCTTGATCAATTCCGGCAAGCAGGCGGACATCATCACCACCTTCGCGCAGTTGCAGCAGATGAACAAGGCCGAGGGGACCGACATGGCCGACATCCTGGCCTTGTCGCATGCTGCACCGAGCGCCCGCAATGCTAGGCAATACGCCGCCACGGTGGCAGACCACGCCCTGGCACGCAGGCTGAAGCTGGCGGCAGACCAAGTACAGGAAATCGCTTCTGACGCAGCCACGGCCGTTCTAGACCGTGTTGGCCAAGCCCAGGCAGTGCTTGAAGCTTTGGAGGCACGCAAGGGCTCCAGCCAGCCCAGACTGATTGAGGAATTTGTTGCCGGAATGATCGACCACCTGCAGGCCTTGGCTGATGGCACGGTCGCTCCCGGCATGCCCACCCGCATCCCAACGCTGGACCGCATGCTGGGTGGTGGCTTGAAAGAAAAGAAGCTGGTCGTCATTGCTGCCAGACCATCGGTGGGCAAGTCTTCCATCGCTGAACAAATCTGCCTGAACCTGGCGCTCGACGGCATTGGTGCTGCGATGTTCAGCATGGAGATGACTGAGGCCGAGATGACCAACCGGGCTATCTGCAACCTGGGACGCATCGACCTGGACCATATGGAAACCGGTAAGCTGGACGATAGCGAGTGGTCACGCTTGACCGAAGCGATTGAGCGGGTACGCAACCTGCCACTGCACTTTTTGTTCCAGCCGGCCATGACCCTGCAAGACATCGCCAGCCGGGCACGGGTACTCAAGCGCAAGCATGGTATCAAGGTGCTGGTGGTCGACTACTTGCAGCTGTGCGGCAGCGTCAACTCCAAAGATAGCCGCCACCACCAGATTGAATCCCTGTCGCGCGGCATGAAAACCCTGGCTGGACAGCTGGACCTAGCCATCATCGAGCTCAGCCAGTTGAGCCGCGAGGTTGAAAAACGCACCAGTGGCCGCCCGCAACTCAGCGACCTGAAGGAATCCGGAGCCATCGAAGAAGACGCTGATGTGGTCGCCCTGATGTGGCGCCATGCGGCCCACGACAGCCACCAGGTCATAGGCCTAGAGCTGGCCAAAAACCGCCAGGGTCGCACCGGTGAGCTCGCCATGCACTTTGAGGGCAAGAACCAGCGCTGGGGTGAGTCCACGGAAAACATGAGTGAGCAAAAGAAGCCAGCCAGCCGGGCCAAATACAGCGATGACTTCTGATGATGTGATGCAACCGGTGCGTGAACAGCTGACAGCGCACTGGCTCAAGCACATGGAGGCTCATCCAGACTACATCACCGACGCCATCCAGCGCCACTTCGCCGACTACCCGGACGACCGCGAGACCATGGGGCCAGCGCTGCGGGTGGAGCTCAAACGAATCAAACAACTGAAGGAAAACCAATGACCAACGCAATCAAACTACTCAACCATGGCAGCATTCAACTTGTCGAATCCATGGGAAACGACCTGTCAATTTGCAGAAGTGCCAGGGTTAGCTACAACGCAGAATGGCGCACCGGAGAAGATGAAGGCAAAGATGCCAAGCTCATCGACTACCTGGTAAAAAACCACCACACGTCCCCGCTTGAATGTGTGCAGTTCACCTTCGATGTCCGTTGCCCTATCTTTGTGGCGCGCCAGTGGATGCGCCATCGCACTGGAAAATTTAACGAAATTTCAGGTCGGTACTCTGAGTTGCCAGAGGAGTTTTACATCCCTGAAGTCAGCCAGATCACTACCCAGTCTGCCAGTAACAAGCAAATGCGCACCGATACCGAGCACCCGGGCGCTGCAGAGATTCAGGATGCCATCTCATTTGCCTGTGCTGAGGCCTTCAAGGTCTACCACCAGCTACTCAAGGTGGGTTGCCCACGAGAGCTGGCGCGCGGTGTGCTTCCGCTCAATACCTACACCCACTTCTTCTTCACCATGGATTTGCACAACCTGGCCCACTTCCTGCGCCTGCGCCTGCACGAGCACAGCCAGTATGAAATCAGGGTTTATGCCCAGGCCATGCTGGCGCTGATCGAACCCATCGTGCCGGTAGCAGTAGCTGCTTTGAAGAAGCACGGCAGTCTGGTATAGCTGATATTTTTTTGCCTTGCATGTTGCTTTAAGGCATACAATAATTCAACCTGAATGAAAGAACACCATGCTCATCACGCAACCCTCTCCACCCTACTCTGCGAAGCCATCAGGCGGCCGGAATGACTGGTGGTACGTGGCCGACATCCGGGGACTCAACGTCGTTCAGCTGCCAGAGAAGCCAGGCGCCAAGTTCACCAGCAAGGAGCGGGCTGAATCCATTGCTCGTCAGATGAATGAACAACAGGGGAAAGCCTGATGGAAGTCCTGATGACTCGTGCTCCCTCTGGCGCCTTGATCCCCATCAATGACGATGAGGCTAACAAGATGACTCGCTTCAAAACAGGTGACACTATCCGCGGGGAATTCACCGTGATGCGCAATGGGGCGTTCCATCGCAAGGCCTTCTCATTACTGCAGCTCTGCTACGAAAAGTTCTGCGACAACGTGGCCCCGTCCGAGTACAAAGGTGTGGCAGCCACGCCATGCTTCAACACTTGGCGCGAGCAATTTGTCATTCTTGCGGGCCACTATGACGTCACATTCGACATCAAAGGCCGGGTGAGGCTCAAGGCCAAATCACTGTCATTCGCCAAGTGCAACCAGGAAGAGTTTGAGGCCATTTATTCCAGCTTGATCGACTGCGCTCTCAAGCATGTCTACGCCAACACCATGACCGAGCGCGAGCTGCGTGACCTGGTCGATCAAATCCTTCGCTACGCCTGAAACAGCAAACAAAAAACAACAACGCTTGCATTTTTGTTTGCCTTATGGCATAATTCAATTAAACAGGAGAGAAAACATGAACGCCATCACCATGATTGAGAAGCGGGAAATCGCCGCACCACAAAACACCCAGTTGGCTGTCGGCCCCATGGCCAATGCCATTGCTGCCTTGCAAGCTGGTATGACCATTGAAAGCCTTCGCGGCATCATGGAACTGCAAAAAGAATGGGAGGCATTGGAAGCTCGTAAGGCCTACGTGTCAGACATGGCTGCCTTCAAGCTGAACCCGCCTGAGATTTACAAAACCAAGCTTGTGTCTTTTTCTGGCACCGAGTACATGCATGCCACTATCGGCGATGTGACCAGGGCTGTAGTTGACTCGCTGGCTCGGCATGGCTTCAGCCACAGTTGGGAAACCAAACAGGCAGATGGAATGATCACTGTCACCTGCAAGATCACCCACCGCATGGGGCACAGCGAATCCACCAGCATGCAGTCGGCTCCGGATATCAGCGGCAAGAAGAACAGCATCCAGGCCATTGCCAGCGCCCAGTCCTATTTGCAAAGATACACGCTGCTGGCGGCCTGCGGCCTGGCCACCATGGACTTGCCTGATGACGATGGACATGGCTACGGTCAAGAGCCAAGCCAGTTTCAGGTCGACCCAGACCGGCCATTCCAAAACGAGCCGCGCCAACCAGCGCCAAGTCAAGCAAGCAACCTGCTAGCCTATTCAGACGCCGAGTTTGGAGCCAAGCTGGAAGGATGGAAGTCAGTCATTGCATCAGGAAAGAAAACGCCTGACACGCTGATTGCCTTTCTGAAAACAAAAGTCAACCTGACGCCCGGCCAAATCAACCAAATTAAAGGAGCATGAACATGGAAACGCATGAATTACTCCAGGGAACTCCTGAATGGCATACCTACCGTAATGAGCATGACAATGCCAGCGATGCGCCTGCTGTCATGGGTTATTCGTCATATACATCTCGCAATGATCTTCTAAAGCAGAAAGCCACTGGCATCAAGCCAAAAGTCGATCAAGCGCAACAAAACCGATTTGACAATGGCCACATCTTTGAAGCCTTTGCCAGGCCACTGGCTGAAGCCATCATTGGCGAAGACCTGTATCCAGTCACCGGTTCACTGGGGAAATACTCCGCCTCATTTGACGGCTTGACACTTGATGAAGATGTTGCATTCGAGCACAAAACATTAAACGAAAAGCTTCGCAGTGTTCTCGTAGAGGGTTGCACTGGCACTGATTTGCCAACTGAGTACCAAATCCAGATGGAGCAGCAATGCATGGTATCGGGCTGTGACAAGGTGCTATTCATGGCCAGCAAATGGGAATGGAATCACATTGGTGATAACTATGTGCTGATCGAAGAGCGTCACTGCTGGTACACGCCCAACGGGTTTTTGCGCAAGCAGATCATTGACGCATGGACACAATTTCATATTGACCTGGCCGCCTACCAACATTTTGAGCCAGCCCTACCTGTTGTAGCCTCCGTCAAAGAATCCCTGCCAGCCGTCTCAGTACGCCTGAATGGCCAGCTTGCCGTGGCTACCAACCTGCCTGAATTCGGTGTGGCGCTTCGCTCGTTCGTCAAGACCATTCCAGCCCAGCCCAGCACCGACCAGGAGTTTGCTGACTGCGAGTCCGCCTGCAAGGCCTTGAAGAAAGCCGAAGACGCCCTGACAGCGGCCGAAGACAACGCCATGGCGCAGGTGACTGATGTAGAAACCATGCGCCGCCTGGTGGGAGACCTCAAGACCCTGGCCCGTACTACTCGCCTGGCCAGTGAGAAAGTGGTGACGGCACGCAAGGAAGCTATCCGCATCGAGATCATCACGGCGGCCAAGAACAAGTACGCCAACCATGTTGCTGACCTAAACAAACGCAATGGCGTGTCCTACCTGGGTGTGGCTTACCCAGACTTCGCCACCGCCATCAAGGGCAAGCGCACCATCAGCAGTCTTCACGAAGCCGTTGATACCCTGCTGGCCAATGCCAAGATAGACGCCAATGCCACAGCCGACAAAATCCTGGCCAACATCAGCCTGTCCGAAGTGAAGGAATACAACTTCCTTTTCAGTGACCTGCCTACGCTGTGCCTGAAAGAGCCTGGCGACTTCATGGCTTGCGTAGCCTATCGTGTCACCGAGCACCAGGCTAAAGAAGACGCTCGCATTGCAGCCGAGACCGCCAGAATTGCTGAGCAGGAGCGCATCAAGGCAGAGGCAAAAGTACGCACTGAATCATTAGTAGCTGAAGGCAAGATTTCTACAGCTGACCGATTGATCCAGCAGGCCAATGACATCCTGAACATGCCGTCGGCAAAGGTCTCTGTCGCACCCATTCCAGAGGTCACCCAACGGCCCAGGGCATCTACCCGAGCCATGGTCGATAACCTGCTGGATGGAATGTCTGATCGCGATTTGAGCTCGGTACTGCGCTACTTGCAAGACAACTTCAACAGACTTGCAGCTTGAGTTAAATAGAGTGGCAACAGCGGTCGCTATGCAAAGCCAGGGTTCATCCCTCGTTAAGCCTCTACTTGCATGCTTTGATAGCGTTTCCTGTTCTCGCCAGAAACGTCACTCTATTGATTGGCATGGGCACAGCGCCATAAGCTGGCCCCGACTGGAATGATGCAGAAAGTTGGTCGTAAAAGCACAGTGCATCTGGCAGACCGGAAAGACGGTCACCTATTTCTAACCACTAAGGAACCAAATGAAACAAGAAGAAATTGCCCGCGTCTGCCATGAGGTGAACCGGGCCTACTGCGAAGCGCTCGGAGATATGTCGCAGCCAACCTGGGAAGATGCCCCTGAGTGGCAGCGTGCCAGTGCCCGCATGGGCGTGGACTTGCACACCATGGGTGACTTCGGTCCAGAGGCCAGCCATATCAGTTGGGCCAATCAAAAGCTCGATGAGGGCTGGAAGTATGGCACGATCAAAGACCCCGAGAAAAAAGAACACCCTTGCATGGTGCCGTTCTCAGACCTGCCACGCGAGCAACAAGCCAAGGACTTCATCTTCCGCGCCATCGTCCACGCACTCCGTTAAACCAACCACAAAGGAAATCACCATGTCAAAAACTTCAGGTCTCTATCGCGTTGGGCGAGATTGTGAGCTTCGCTACCTCAACGATGGCACGGCCGTCGCCAACATCTCCCTGGCATTCAACCACGGCACCAAAGACCAGGATGGCAACCGAAAAACACAATGGGTGGAAGGTTCCTTGTTTGGCAAGCGTGCGGAGGTTCTTGCCCCATTCCTTTTGAAAGGAAGCCAGCACGTTTTCCACCTGTCTGACGCACACATCGAAACCTACCGCAAAGCCGATGGCAGCGAAGGCTTCAAGATGGCCGCCCGCGTCGATGATGTGGAGCTGACCGACCGCCGTGATGCACCACAAGCTCAACGTCAGCAGCCACAGGCCGCACCGCGCCAGGCGCCACCCCAGCGCCAGGCACCACAGCCGCAACGCCGGCCCACCTACCAAGCGCCAACAGGTGGCGGCGGCAGTGGGTTCGACGACATGGACTCCGATGATATTCCATTCTAAATTGATAGCACGCAGCGCTTATTCTATAAGGGCTACGTGCCAAAATAGTCAAATTAAATTGAGGTGAAAAATGAAATGTGCCAACCTAGAAAAAGCCAAGGGTGAGGCTCTCAGGTTCCTTGAAAAAGTCAAGGAGCTTGAGCAAGCCGACACCGGCGGACTCGCCCTATGCACCTACGTGTGGGGCGGAAAACACATCGGCGCCGTCAAACGTGCCAGCATGGATTTAACCCGAGCGCTTGCCGAATTGCGCAAACCAGACTGAAAGACACCATGACACCAGAGCAACTCGTCAAACGCCACCTTCTGATTGAGGCTGACCTTCATGCAACAAATGGAAAGCGCATTGAAATCACAGATGAAAACATCGATGACATGTGGGAGGATGCCAAAGGAGAAGACGGGTATGGCATGCAGGATCACTTGTCAGAGTTCAGAGAATCAGGTTCCGGCACAGGCCTTCCAACCCCGTATTCGCGCAACTATGAATGCAATGCAGTTGGACGCAAGTTGAACGACGGCACATGGGTTGGTTGGGACTATTGGTATGGTGGTGGCAAACATAGCGAGCCAGAGGCTATTGACTGGATGGGAGGCGCCTACCTACTGGATGTCACTGAAGAAGAGAAGCTGGTCACCGTTCGCACATTTTCAAAGAAGGAAGCTCATGAAAACACCTAACTTCAAATTCACCCCAGCAAAGTCCAGCAATATCGCAGCGACTGCTTACGACCAGGCTACCCAAAGCATGGCAGTCACCTTCAAAAGTGGTAAGACCTACCAATATGCTGATGTCCCTCAGGAGCTCTACACCAGCATGGGAAAGGCCGACTCCATCGGAAATTTCATTAGCTCCAACATCGTTGGCAAATTCAAACACAGCACACTGGGAAATTAACATGATCAAGAATGCCATCATCTACACCTTGAACTCCATGCCAGATGCCAGTGTCAACGTGCTGGAAGCCATGGAGCCCCTGCGCTTTGTACCCTGCCTACCAAGTCAAGAGCTGAGCATTGGCTGGGCTGCACCACGCGAAGAACACGGCGCCCTATGTGAATCCATCAACGGCCAACTGATTTTCAGCGTCACTACCGAAGTCAAGAAGGTGCCGGCTGAAGTGATCGACAGAAAGCTCAAGGACCTCGTCAAGCTTGTTGAGCAATCCACTGGACGAAAGCCAGGCAAGAAAGAAACGCGTGAGCTCAAGGATGAGATACTGCTGGGCCTGTTGCCAGCTGCCTTTCCATCGCGCTCGTCCGTCCTGGTCTGGGTTGACCCTGTTGAGAAGATGGTCGTGGTAGGCACCTCATCCCAAAAGCGTGCTGACCAAGCTGTCTCCCTGATGATCTCCACCTTCCCTGGCATGGCCATGGGGATGCTCGGTACCAACGTGTCGCCCGCTGGGTCAATGACCAATTGGCTGTCCGGACTGGAGTCACCCGCCATGTTTGGCATTGACGTCTGCTGTGAGCTCAAAGACTCAAATGAAGCCAAGACCAAGATCAAATACGTCAGCCATAACCTCGACATCGAAGAGATCAAGGCCCACATTGTCAGCGGCATGACGGTATCCAGCCTGGACCTGACCTGGTCTGGCCGGGTATCCTTCACCTTGACTGATGCCCTTGTCCTGAAAAACATCGAGCTACTGCATGACCTGAGCGAAACACCCGAAGGCAGCGTAGACGCCTTTGATGCTGATGTGTTTCTATTAACAACTGAGCTATTAGTTCTGATTCAGGATTTGGTCGATGCCCTGGGAGGCCAGGTAGAAGCCAGCAAAGAATAAAGCAATCCAACAACCTGGCTTTTTTATTTGCCAGGTTGTTTGCTTTAAGGCATAATACATGTCAACCAAACTACGAACTCAGGAACCATCATGGCTACCAAATCACGCCTTTACAAAGTCACTACACCTACAGCGGTGCGACTAATTGAAACCACCAGCGCTGCTCGCGCCATCGCCTATGCTGCCCGCAAGGAGATCAGCGCCACCATCCCGGCCCAGCATGAGGTTTATGCCATGGCGCGATCTGGTATCGAGATCGAGACTGCTGGCGACGTTGACGTCAGTGACGAAACACGCAGCGCTGTGGCCCAGTCTGACCTGGTAGTTGAGCATGACTACCTCTGACCTACGTGAAACCCTTCGCGCTAATCTGAGGGAGACCTGGAAGAAGGTGCCAGCTAGCATGGCATCCGCCAGTGTCCAAGACGTCAGGATGTACAAAAAACACTTTGCCACCATGCAGAAACTGCTGGACAAATCTAACGCCACGATCAGCGAGTTGACCGGTGCCATGAACAGAACAAACACCATTTACAAATGAGCAAAGATATATCACTGGTTGAGATGCGCCTCAAGGTTATCAGCGCCTTGCACCGCATTGGGCCCATGTCCAGCAAAGACATCAAAGACATGACAGGCATCGACTCCCGCTATCTTGGCACCATGCAGCACCTTGGCTTTATCAAAAGTACCGAAGCTTATGGTGAATCAACCTGGTGCGTGACAAATGCTGGGCGCCAGTCCTGTGGCATTGAAACTGAACGCAAAGGCATTGTGCGTGGCAGGCTTCACGTCCCAGAGGGTAGCTATCTAGGTGAAGAGCTGCGTCCATTCTCAGGCCGGCCAGGTTGCAACGATGCCTTTTCATTGCCAAGCCTGGGAACTGGCGGTTAATTGTTTGACCTAATTGTTTGCCTTATGGTATACTTTGATTTTGCAGTTCGACAACAAAGGAAACAGCATGACAGACTGGGATAAGAAATACATGAGCAAAACACTGCGCAACGGTACAGCTGAAGAAATTGAAGCACATGAGACAGACTGGCCATGGTACCTGGTTGGTGGAGCGATCTCGGTCATCAGCATGAGCTGGCTTGCTGCCTGGCTGATTGATCGGCTTATGTCCGTATGAATGACGCCAGTGGAATCATGATTTTGCTTAAGCTTGTTGGCTTGGCTATTGCAGGTGTTGTTCTTGTATTCGGCTGGTTTTTAAGTGAAAAGGACAAATGATGAATTGCCCAATCTGTAATACACCCATGAGGGTCATGATGACGACGCAACTCTCTTCACAGGTTAGTCGAATCAGGCGGTGCAAGAATGGCCACACATTCTCGACATGCGAGTCTTTTGATAGTCTGATTGAAAAAGATACGCGCAAATATAACTCTAGTAACAGGAAAAGATCAAAAGAGGAAAAGGCTCAAAAGATCGATCTGACGATCCAGCATATTTCTGGAACACCAGCAGAAAAAAGACTGACGGTTTTGGAGATGCTGATATGAGCTTGAGCGACTTCACCGCCCGGTGTAAGGGCCACTTTATCGCAGTGGAATCCGACGCTGCGCTGCCCCCGACTTGCATCGACTGTAAAAGGCGCACAGAAAAAACGCTTTCAGAGTATCAATGGTGGATGCAGGGCGTAGTTTTAGATGGCAAGTGTGAACACAAAATTAAGGAGTGAACCAATGACAAAAGCTATTCAAATCAAAAACCGCTGGACTGGTGACATTCTATTTGAGGGTGACAGCGGCATGACCATGAAGGCTACGCTCGAAAAGGCGACAGCAGCAAAAATCTACTTGCATGGTGCCGACCTGCATGGCGCCAACCTGCACGATGCCGACCTGAGCTGTGCCTTTCTGCACGACGCCGACCTGAGCTGTGCCAGCCTGATAGGTGCCAACCTGCACGACGCCGACCTGAGCTGTGCTTCTTTGCACGAGGCCAACCTGTACGGCGCTAACCTGAAAGATACCGACCTGAGCGGTGCCTACCTAAGTGGTGCCAACCTGAGCGGTGTCAAACTGGGCGGTGCCAAACTGAGGGGTAGAAAGCTCGTCGGCAATCACCCGTTTTTAACTATTGGACCCATTGGCTCGCGCTGCGATTACATACAAGCGTGGATCACCGACACAGGCGTGATGGTGCAAGCCGGGTGCTTTTTTGACACCCGCGTCAAGTTTGAGTTGGCGCTTGATGCAGAACATGGGGACAACGACCACGGTCAGGAATACCGCGCTGCGCTGGCGCTGATTGACAAGCACGCCGAACTGTGGACGCCTGCAGTTGAGGCTGCTGTTGCGCCGCAAGAGTGCGAGAACAAAATTTTTAACTCAAAGGAAATAGCATGAATATCGATAATCTGACATTTGGTGAACTCAAGCAAATCGCAGCTATGTTTGGCGCGGCAAAGCAAGAAACAAAGCCCCACCCGTTTGTTGGGAAGTACGTGATTGCGCGGTGCTATTCAGCAGGCGTCCATGCAGGCGAAGTTGTCAGCGCCGAAGGAGAAAACGTGATCTTAAAAAACTCCCGCCGACTGTGGTCATGGAAAGCAAAAGATGGTGTGGCTCTTTCGGGTGTTGCGCAAAACGGTTTGAAGCCAGAAAGCAAGGTAGACACGCTCAACCCTGAAACCGCATTGACTGGGGTATGCGAGTTAATTCCATGCAGCGACAAAGCTAGGGAGAGCATCGATGACTTCAAGTAAAAAATTCATAGACTCGTCTGGCTATGGCTGTGGCCGTGTCGATGGCGCGGGCGATGGCTATGGCAATGGATTTAGCGATGGTTTTAGTTCTGGCTATGGCTTTGGCTCTGGAGATGGCCTTGGCTCAGGCTATGGCTTTGGCTCAGGCTCTGGCGATGGATCTGGAGATGGCCTTGGCTCTGGCTCTGGCTATGGCTCTGGCGATGGATCTGGAGATGGCCTTGGCTCTGGCTCTGGCTATGGCTCTGGCATGGGCTATGGCTATGGCTCTGGCTCTGGCTATGGCTCTGGCAATGACGAAGATTAAGGATGAATCATGAGTGAAATGACATTGAAAGAGCGTGTGACAGCATTCAAGTGCTTTGAGTTACCCGGCCAGCCGATGTTTGCACACATTGGAACAAGCTACCTTGTGACGGACTTGAGCAATGAAGTCGAGCGACTTGAGAACGAACTGCTTGCAGCAACCATCAGGATTGACAACGACACAATGGAGATTGCACGCTTAACACCGTTGCAATATCGACAAGCACCGTGCCACAAATTTTGTGAGGCTACTGCATTCAAGGTCGAGATACGGGAACTAAAGGCAGAGCGTGACGCTGCTATTGCAGAGCTTGCCACGATCAAGTTGCAGGAGCCTGTGGCCTTCCTAGAATTAAGTAGGGTGACAGGGGAATGGTTTTTGTCATACATTGCTAAAAAAGATGTGAAGCAAAAGTCGCTGTATCTTACGCCCGGCGCACAGCCAAAAACATGCATATGGACGCTTGACGATGATGAGTCAAACACTTGGGCATCATCATGCGGTGAGCTTTGGAGCTTTATTGAAGGTGGGCCAGATGAAAACCGGGTGTCGTATTGCCATCATTGCGGGGGCAAAGTTGTTAAAGGGGAATCACTATGACGCCTGAAAACAAACGCGCCAGAGAAGCATATCGCACCGTCGCTAGATGTGAGGTCTGCCGCTGGCCGCTCAGTGCGCAAAATTGCTTGCATTGCCGGAAACCAGATAAGCCTGATCGTTTTGCCGATGATGGGGAAACGATACCTTACGGCTGGATGATAGACGGCTCGCATCAAGCCTTTTTTGGCAAGCACACAGAGAAGAATGCTAGGCGCGAGGCTGATCTTATCGGCGGGACGTGCAAGGCGTTTCCGATTTACAAAGGTGAGGATCAATGAAGCCAGCATATCTAGACCGCGAGAGCATCGCAAATTACATCAGCGTGTCAGTCGGTACGCTGCAAAGTATGGTGCAAAAAGGAGCATTCCCCAAGCCAAGGCAGATCACGACTCAGCGCGTTGGCTGGCTGGTGCGTGAGGTTGATGAATGGGCAGAGAGCAGGCCGGTATCGTCAAATCTGCCTGTGGCAAACTGTGGGAGGAATCAGTGAATCTAGCTTATCCGACCAAAGCGTAAGCCAACGCCTGCGCTCTGCATCATATGAATTTAAGTTGTAGACGCCCTGCACACCCGGCTGAACGTGGCCCAAAATTGCCTCGGCTACGTCAGTCGGGCAACCCAGTTGCGAGAGCATTGTGCGCCCGGTGCGCCGCAAGTCGTGCGGGCTCCAGTG